ATGATATTCTCCGCCGCCTGTGGACTGCATTTGTGCTCCTGCCATCATTGCATTTGCGAGGCCTGCCATTGCTGAATACATCCGGCTGTCATCCGCCGCGTTATATCTTGCCGCTTCTTTTGCATATTTCACCGAGACATCGTGAGGTATGACCTGCGCGCCGTTTGGTAAATATGTCAGTTCTCCGCGTCCGCCTTCGTTCATCATTGCAAACCCTCCGGCCCAGTTTTTCGTTCCGTGTGCCAGATATGGGATTTTTGAAATTGAAACGCCTGGCAGCTTGTTTACTACTCCAATGCCGACATTTGCCGCTCCGATGAATTTATTGATGATTCCTTTTACCTTCGATACCATCCTTTTAAAAGCTCCGGCGATTCCGTTTGCAATTCCTCCGGCGAAATCTTTCAGGCCCTTCCATGCGTTTCTCACTCGGGTGAAAACATTGGATATATGGGTTGCTATCGTAGTGAATACCGTTTTAATAGGTCCGATTATTGCCTGTGCTATGACTTTCAAAGCGTTGAAGGTGTTTTGTACTTTTGACTTTATCGCTGTCCAAATGCCAATCGTGAAACTTTTAACATTTTGCCAAACTGTAATGATTGCTTGGCCGACCGTCATAAAAATAGCCCGAAGAACTTCGATTATCCCTTTAACGATATCTATCGCGCCTTTGATACCTGCTACCATGCTCTGAATAATTGAGATGACCACTTGCAGTACAAACTTTGCCCGCTCCACTACAGATGCTATAAAAGCTGCAATCACTGGGATGACTTTTGCGAGAACTCCGAGTATCACCGTTGCGACCTCTGCTATGATTGGCAGAATAACTTGCATTGCCGAAGATATCGCTGCGATGATGCTGTCGAGTGCTGGCTTCAGGCTTGCGAATGCCGCTTTGAGAGCTTCTACAACCGGAACCATTGCCTCTTTTATCTGTGCCCATGCAGTCTGAACGGCGGTCCTGAATTCTTCATTAGTGTTGTAAAGGTGCACTAACGCCGCGATGATTAGACCTATTACTGCGACTATTAGGAGGGCCGACGGTGGAAGAGAAAAGAGCTTTCCGAATACTCCCTCTCCACTCTTTGCCAGGGTCATGATGCTGGATGTCATCTGCATTACTTTGCCCCCAACCAAAAGAACCGGGCCAATCGCTGCTACTATCATGCCGATTTTTGCCACGAGTTGCTGCTGTGCTGGTGTTAAGGCATTAAACCAATCTACCGCCGTTTGTAATCCGCTTATGACCTTTTGTAAAGATGGCGCCAGAGCTTCCCCCAGTGAGGTTGCCGCTACATCGATTCCGGATTTAAGCTGCTCAATAGAACCTCCAAAACCTGACATCATCGCTTGGGCCATTTTTGTAACGGTGCCTTGCTCGGATATTTGGCCGTTTAGTTTTGCAACCTCATCCGGCGCGGTGTTTATCAGTGCCAGCCAGTTGCTCATCTGGTTCTTTCCGAAAATCGCGCTTGCTGCTGCTATCTGCTCTGATTCTGAAAGTCCGGCAAATGCATCGTGGAGCTCTTTCTGAACCTGAACACTGTCTTTCATTGTTCCGTCGGCATTTGTCACTGAAATTCCGAGCTTCTCCATCCATTGCGCGCCTTGTTTTGACGGTTCGATTAGTCGCGCCATGCCTGTCTTTAAGCTGTTCGCTGCTACACTCGCTTCTATTCCGTTGTTTGCCATAACGCCCATATAAAGAGCGGCATCGTTAACGGAATAACCCGCCGCGTGAAATATTGGCGCTGCTATACTCATGGCGCCCGATAAGCTGTTTACATCAAGCGCAGAGTTATTGCAGGCATTGGCAAATACATCGGCATATTGTGCGGTATTTTGGAAGCTGTCCCCGAATCCATTAATGGTTGCCGTAAGACCTGCAGAAACGGTGTCAAGGTTTCCGCCTTCTCCGGCTGCTAAATTCATCGCCGGGGCTAATGCACTTGCGGCCTCTTCGGCTGTTAGGCCTGCTCTTGCAAAGTTGAGCGTTGCCCCTGCTGCGTCGTTCATTCCAAATACTGACTGTGCGGCGGCGGCTTTCATTGCCTCGTTAAGCATTTCCGCTTGCTGTGCACTGTTGCCCATCGTCGCATTAGTGAGGGCCATCGTCTTGTCAACTTCTGCGAATTTCTTCACGCCTACCGTGCCTGCTGCTACTAATGGGGCCGTCACCTTTGTTGTTAGAGATTTTCCCATTGCTTCGCATTTAGTGCCGACTTTGTCCAGGCTCCCTGCTATGCCGTCATATTTTCCCTTTAATCCCTGTAAGGCTGCTTCTGCTCTTTTAATTGTTGCGTCGAATTTGTCGGAGACTGCATCAATGACGACTTTTAATGTATAATCACTCATTTTTTATCTCCTCTTATTGTCGCCGACTCGCAGCCCAGATTTTTTTAATCCATCCTTTACCGTCTCGCTTCTCCATCTCCTCTATGGTCTTTATGTGCTCTTTTGCCTTTGAGGTGTCTACCTTTTCGGTCTTTTGCCATAACGGGATAGGTGGCTTGCCTTTCTTTCTGTGGGAGTTTGCCAGCGCGTTATTTACTGCCATATTAATTAGGCTTGTTTTTCGCACTTCTCTGTTCTCCCAGGCTTTCCGAATAAAGTGAATTTGTCTGGGCGTCAATTCCTCGTAATCTCTCCGGGTGTATCCAAACTCGGCCACAAAAAAAGCGAAGTCTATATCATCTCGATATGGCTCCGCTGTTTTTATGAGTTCCGGGTCTGGTTCTTCGTCCCCGATGAGATATTTTAAATCGATTAGTCGGCCTGGAAGAAAAAAGGGCAGTCACGCTCGATGGCTTTTATAACGATTGTTATAAGTTCGGCATATCCGTGTTCCATTAGATAAGCCTCCGCTATTTCCACGCCCTGCACCGGGGATATTCTGTTTCCTGCCGAATTGTGCATGCCATAACCCGCAATGGTCGTGAGCTCTGCAATTGAGAGCATTCCGTTACTGGCCTGTATGATGCTTATTATTCCTTTACCCAGTGCCTGCTCAATTTGTTTGATTGTTTTTATGTTTAATTTTATTTCGTAATTTTCGCCGTTATATTCCATCATAACTGCCCTTTCCTATCTATTAATTGCCGCTGTTGTTTGTTGTGTTGTATCCCTCAGGCATTACCGGGTCGGTCTCATCTGAAAGGTCCGCCAGCTTGCCGTTGCCGCTGAATGTTGCACTGTATGTCATAGCGTCGTCGTAAGGTGCTTCGAGCGTGTAGTCCGTGATGTATGCTACTCCGCCGAACAGTGCCTTTTTAGTTTTGATATTTACAACTTTCAGGCAGACAGGGTCCGAATTCTCAAATGCTGCTGTGAGTGCTGCGTGGCTGTCGCTTCCGTTTACATAAAGACCTTCATTGTCAATGCTCCATTCTTTCATTCCTGAAATCTTGGACTTCCAGCCACCCTCGGTATCTTTGCTGTTTACTTCGATTTCATCCGCGCTTCTATTAATTGTCAGAGTCTGCTGACCCGAAACTGCTAAAAGCTTGCTTCCGTCTTTACTCCAAACTGCGAGAAGGATGTCTTTTCCGGCTACTGCTGCCGCTGCTGTAAAATCGCAATATTTGTTGTCGTCGAATGCCATTTTTTACTCCTTGTTTATTTCGTTTTAAATCCGTAACACACCGTAAAGTCATAAGTCAGGACGGCGTGCTTTTCGTTTGTTTCGTCTTGTTTTAAAGTTTGTAGTCCGTTGCTTGTCTGTAAAACTAACCAGTAAGGCTCCGGGAGATTCAGGTCATCGGTCAGGGCCTCTTCGAGCTTGTCTATCATCTCGTAGATGCTGACCGACCCCGCGTCAGGAGCTGCGATGCAGTGGATGGCAAAAGTAAAAACCTCACGCCACATCGTCTTGGTGTTGTCCTGTTTCTTCCCGATTAATTCTGCATAGTAGAAAGGCGCAGGCGCTGTTTTAGGCACCGTGTCATAGCATCGGAGCTCCGTCCTTGTCTCTATGTGATTTTTAAGTATCTTGTGGATTTCCACCGTGTCCATTTTAACTAACATTAATAGCCCGCCTTTTCTATTTCGAGTTTCACGTAATCTTTGAATTTGTCTTCTTCGTCCTCTACCATTGCTTTGAGGAAATACTGCCCGTCCACGTATCCGACTTGCGTCCCGTTTCTAACGATTCGGTGCCCATATTCCACGTGAGGTGCATATTCCTTTGCATATCCGACTTCGTATTCGCTGCCGCTGTTTTTGTTTACCGCCATGCTGGTCCTTAACTCTCCGGTATCCTTCGGCGTTCTGGTCTGACCCATGTTGTATATGTCCACGGCGGCTTTCTTTGATGCGTTGCCGAAGTCGATATTCTCCATGTCTTTAAGGTCTTTGAGGAGCTTTTCGAGTCCTTCAATCTTCATTGTTTGTAACCTCTGATATGGAGTAGTAACCACCGGCCAAGGTCATATCTGTTTGATATTAGATAATCTCTGCCGTCGATGACTACCGATTCGGCGTTTAGTCCGTGCTTTGGTTTGGGAAGAATTGCTTTCCTGTGCGTGCTGGTATACTCAGGGTCGAGACCTGACAGCTCATTCACGGTCCAATTCGTGATGCGTGCTTTTGTCTCGATGTGCTCGTATACTGTCGCTTTTTCGTTGCCCAGTTCGTCGGTGTCCGATTCTACCGGGATATTTAAAATTGCCGGCTGCCATCTCATAAGAACCGAATCACCCCCGCAATGTCCGGGTTTTGCTTCTCGCAAATCTCCACATAAGCCTGAATCTCTGACTCGTATTCATCGAGGATATTCCGAATAAAAGAGGTGCTTATTGTATCCACTTTTTCCTCGGATATCCCCTCGTATGACATTTGGTTATATGCTTTACAGACTGCATCCACGGCGACGCTTTCAAGTAATGCCGGGAATTCTTTCTTGTTCCCTTCGCTATCGAGCGCCGCCACGCCTGCACGGAGAAGCAAGCGGTCACATATCGTTTCAATGAGTTCTTCCATTTTTTCTCTGTTGTCGAACTCTCCGATGCGTCTCTCTACTCTGTCAATAATTGCCATGTGCTTCTCCTTTTGGTTCTTTGTTTAATTATTCGCCGATTGTGCCTACTACTACTCCGTCTGCTCTCTCAATCAGGAATTTGATGCCGAGAACGATGCCGGTTTCTGCTGTTGCTCTTTCATTTCCTACATAGTGTTTGATTCCTACATAGCCTGTTTCGTCCGTTGTATATCCGAGCGCCTGGCCTGCGTCACCGTTAACATCGATATAGTAGAATTTGAGGTTGTCAGCTGCGGTTGAATATACTTTGTTTTTCGGAACTCCTGCCGTAATATATACAGTCTTATATCCGAGGAAGTTCTCCACGTAATTCATGCCGAATGCTGTCTGAACTGAAAGATTAGCGCTGCCCAGATAATCCCCAACATTTTCAGGGTTTACAAAACCGACAACATCGATTTCGTCTTCATCGAAGGCTGCTTCTACTTTGCCCCATGCGCTGCCCATTACTGCTTGGAGATTCGCGCCGGAAACTGAACCAGTACCACTTGCGAGTGATGCCAGGAGGCCTGTTCTGATTTTCTTCTGTTCTTTTCTCAGAAGCTTCTCGTCTGTCTTCGATATTGCCTGGTCTCTGCCGACTTTCTGAATTTCCTCGAATGAGGTTGCCTTTCTTGTAAAGTCGATATCGATTGTTTCTGTTTTGAGAAGTTTGTTTTTAACGTGAGTCAGTGGAATGATTCCGCCTTCTTCTCTTGTGTCGGTTGGTTCTGTAACGGTTGTTTTATAAATTTTTATTGTGCTACCGTTTGCCATTGGAATGACATTTGCAGCTCCGATGGTCTCGAAGAGCTTTCTCAGGTTGCCGTTGAATTTTTCGATAAAATCAATACTCAGGACCTTGTCATTGTCCTGCGTTGTTATGAGGTTTGTTTCGCCTGTATTTACTGCCATTTTTTACTCCTTGTTTATTTTGTGAATAGTTCCATGTTCTCGCGGATTTTCTGATGTCTCTCCGCCGTGTCCTTTATCGCCATAATCTCTTCTTTGGTCATTACTGCCTTTGCCCCCGTCTTTGGTGGAGTTCCCGCGATTCTTTGTTTCACGGCTGCTTCCAGGTCCGCATTGTAAGTTTTAATAAATTCCGAGATATTGCTTTTTGTAGTGTCCGCGTCTCCTGCTACAAGCATATCCAGCAATGTATCGCTAATGTTTACCTTTGCCTCGGTCAGAATAGTTCTTGCTTCTTTGACCAGTCCCAACCTCTCCAGCTTTGCCTCTGCCTCTTCGGCTCTCTTAATGGCTGCGTCTCTTTCTTCGGTCGCTTTTTCTTCAGCTGTGAGTTTTGCCAGTCTCTCTGCCTCTTTGACTCGCTTTTCCTCTTTAGCTTTCCATTCTGCGAATTTCTTGCCGATTATCTTGTCGAGGTCTGCGTCGCTGTATTTTGCCTCTGGTGCTTTTTCCTGTTCCTTTGTTTCTTCGGTTGTGTCCAGTGCTTTTTCTTTGTTTTCGTCCATTAATATCTCCCTATGTTTTAAATCATCCCTGATTGTGTAATAAATCCGTAAAGTTTTAAGGCATTCACGCCTGGCCCGTTATATTAAAAAGAGCGGCTGTACCGACCGCCCGATTTACCTCTGCTCCGTCGGTGTAATATATCACCGTCGGTATCTTGTCTATTTTGAGTCGCAGCATTGTTCTCACGCTGTTTGCGTCCGTGAGCTCTACCACTCCTATTGATTGAGGAGAAGATTTTAACTTTTCCATCGCTTGCCTGCACGGGTTGCAATATCCGGCGGTTGCGATGACTATCTTTTTCCCGGCTGCGATAAATTCCGGAAATGTTCTGTCGTTTAGTTGCTGCATTGTTATTCTCCCGTAA